GCAGACTCTCGTTAGCAAGAGCCCTGCTCTACTGAACAAGGCCATCAAGATGGCTATGGGCGGTAACGACCGAGTGATGCGGGCTCTCTTGGACAAGGTTCTGGCCACTCCGAAGCACGACGATGCCGGGGAAGCCAAGGACAACGAGATTAAGATTCTGATTCAGAACATGACTGCTTCCCCATCCCCGATGTCGGAGCCGGGGGTTACAGCGGTAGTTGTCACTCCGACGAAAACACAGGTAAACCGCAATGGATAAGCCGAATGAGATGCGCCTCCCCGATTCCGAGCAGGAAAAGGGCTTGAGCGAGAGCCAGCCGGACGCCACGACCGTTTCGACGGGTGCGGGCACGCCGATTGGTGAGCGTGCGCCTTCGACCCCCAACGACAAGGGCTGATCCGATGGCTGACGTCAAGAAGGCGTCTGCTGGCGAGCTAGCCAAGCAGTTCGTGAAGGAAGTCGCCTCCGGGGCCTTCGGCGGAACGCCGGGAGCGGCCAACCGTGCGACCAGCGTCATCAAGGCTCGAAAGAACGCCCCCGAGGGCATCACGACCGACGCCAACACGTACCACAGTCGCCAGCACACTGACGACGCCAACCCCTAACCATCACTCCAAGGTAACACTCAATGGCCGCCGAAGCAACCACCATTTCTGCCACGAATGTCGGTCCTGCCGCACATCGTCAGTTTCAGGATGTCTTTCAGAAGGTGATTCCCTTCTTCTTCACGGCCACCGAGGCGTCGATTGCTTCCGGCGCTGTGTCGGCGGGTGATGTCACGGTCCCGGGCGCTGCTCTGGGCGACTTCGTCCTGCTCGCCTCCAAGAGCGACATCGCGGACCTCGTGATCACGGCTCAGGTCACTGCGGCCAATACGGTCACGGTCACGCTGGCGAACAACACGGGTGGTGCGGTCACGGCTCTGTCCGGTGGCTTCGTCATCAACGGTGTGGTCTTGCAGGCCGGCCGCCTGTTCGCTGCTCCGAGCGCTTCGTAACGAGTGACCCCTAGTGGCTACTGCCACAGGAATCACAATCGAAGGGCAACGGTCCCAATTTCAGGGGCTGTTCTCGGAAGTGTTCAAGGTTATCTTCACGGTCGATACCGGGAATGTGGCCGCGAACTCCTCCGATACGACTATCATCTCAGTGCCGGGTATGAGCCAGCTTACAGACGTCGTTCTGGGCTGGACTCATTACCACGTGGACACAGAAGCCCACGAGATGATAGAGACCTTCCACACGTGGGCCGACGAGTTGCACTTCGTACAGCACAACACGTCCGGCGGCGCGGTCGATCCAGTGTCAACTACCTACGGAGTGATCATCGGTAGATTGGCATAGCGGGGAGGATGAATGGCTGACCTAGTATTCAGCCTCCACGACAAACAGCTGGAGGTCTACAATTCTCCAGCGCGCTTCAAAGTGGTCGCTGCCGGCCGTCAGTCCGGCAAGACTACGCTAGCGGGGACGGTACTGACCGTAGGTTCTCTGGCCTCACGCTCGTGGGGCGGGGTCGAACTGGATACGACGTTTGAGACGGCCTATATCTACCCGACGTTCGAATCGGGCAAGAAGAACGTGTGGCCGCGTCTTAAGAAGATCATCGAACCGATAGCCAGTGCCTGTCAGGTCTACGAGAACACCGGCCTCATTGTATTTCCCAACGGGCGTCGCTTGCGCCTGTTCGGGGCTGATAACCCTGACTCGTTGCGCGGATTCACGTGGTCGCACGTGGTTCTGGACGAGTACAAGGACATGGCTGACAACGTGTGGAACGAAGTTGTTCGGCCCGCACTGTCGGTAGCGCAGGGAGAAGCGCTGTTCATCGGTACTCCGAAGGGCAAGAATCACTTCTACGACCTCTACTGCATGGCCGAAAGGCGGCAGAGAGACGGCGACCCGGATTGGGCCGCGTTCACGTTTACCTCGGCGGCGAACCCGTCAATCGCCAGTTCTGAAATCCTGTCGATGTCGAAGGATATGAGCCGGGAGTTGGTGGCTCAGGAAATTGAGGCCGCGTTCCGCTCTCACGGCGGAAAGGTATTCAAGGAAGAAGATTTCATCATCAGCCCCATTGAGCCGACCGATGGCACGTGGGTGGTTACAGCCGACTTGGCTGGTTTCAAGATGGTGGGCGCGAATACAGGTAAGACCCCCGAGCGCCGGGATGACCATGCCATAGTGGTCGCCAAAGTCACCCCCGAAGGGTGGTGGGTCAAGGAAATCAAGTCGGGACGGTGGGACGTGCGCGAGTGTGCGCTCCAACTGTTCACAGCGTGCAAGTCCGTGGGCACCATGCGCCTCGGCATAGAGAAGGGCATGGCCCATCAGGCTGTGACTCCCTACTTGCAGGACATGATGCGCCAGTACAACCGCTGGCTTGAAATCGTTCCGCTCTCGCATAAGAACACCGCGAAGTTCGACCGCATACAGTGGGCTCTGCAAGGACGCTGCCAGAAAGGCCGCATCAAGCTGAACCCCGGCCCGTGGACCAACAAGCTGATTGAACAGGCTTGTGACTTCCCCGACCCGAGGGCCCACGACGACTTGCTGGACGCTCTGGCCTACGTGGACCAGATGGCAGCCACAGTCTACATGAACGACTTCGAATACGAAACAGCTTACCAGCCGCAAGACGCAATCGCCGGCTACTGAGGATTCTACCCAGATGTCCATTGTCGTAGATCAGGCAGCCGACCAACCCGTGAAAGACTCCTCGACAGAACTTCTGTCGTGGATCAACACGCGAGTGGATTCTTGGCGTCAGTTCCGCGACAACAGTCACAAGGACAGGTGGGACGAGTACTTCCGCATCTGGCGCGGCATATTCGATCCTGCGGACAAATCGCGCAAGTCGGAGCGAGCTAAGCTCATTTCGCCGGCTACCATGCAGGCTGTTGACACCACCGTTGCCGAGATAGAGGAAGCGGTGTTCGGGCGCGAGCAGTGGTTCGACTTGGCCGAGGACGTGTCCGAGGAGGATGACGCCGACGAAGTCGCTGAAATGCTGGCTACCCGTGACCTCCTGCTGGAGCGCATGGAGAAGGCCAACGTCCCGGACGAGATGGCCAAGGCGTTCCTGATCGGAGCCGTGTACGGCACCGGAGTCGCCAAGATCATCACCAATGTCACCACCGAGGACGCTCCTGACGGTGGGAAGAAAGAAGTGGTCGTCATAGAACTCAACGCGCTAGAGCCGTACGAGTTCATACCGGACCCTACGACCGAGCGGATTGACCGAATGCTCGGCATGGCACATGAGACCATCGTGCCCTTGCACGAAGTCAAGCAGTTGATCCGTGACAAGATTTACCGCGACGTTGAGATTGGCCCCTACACAGGGAGCCAGTTGACGCAGAACGACCAGAACACAGAGTCGGATGCCCCTAAAGAGGACTCGGTGTTCATCCGTGAGTATCACGGACTCGTGCCCGCGTCGAAGCTTCTGGCCTATCTCCCGGGAGGCCCCAAGGAAGCCGACGCGCAGCTGGCCGAGGGTGAGGACGACTTGCTCGTCGAGGCCATCGTCACAATTGGCAACGAGAACATCTGCCTCCGAGCCATCAAGAATCCCCACAACGGGGATAGAGACTTCATCTCGTACCAGCACGACACAGTTCCCAACTACTTCTGGGGACGGGGTGTGGTCGAGAAGGCGTACCATCCGCAGAAAGCGCTGGATGCCACGACTAGGGCCCGCATAGATGCCCTCGGTCTGGTAGCGCATCCGATGATTGCGGGTGACGTGACGCGCTTGCCGCGTGGCATGAATATGGGTGTGTGGCCGGGCAAGTTCTGGCCCACGACTGGAAACCCGAGCGAGACCATCACCGGCTTCCGCCTCGGGGACGTTGACCCCAACCTGTTCTCCAATGCTCAGGATATGGAGCGACAGGTCCAGACTGCCACGGGTGCGATGGACCCGGGTGCCGCTTATAACCCCGGTCAGGCCGGTGGTGCGACGAACACGGCCCTCTCGGCCTCCATGTTCATCAAACGGGCCCGCCGTACGATGCAGAACATCGAACGGAACTTCATCCAGCCGATGATCACGAAGATTTACACGCGCTATGCGCGGTTCGATCAAGAGAACTTCCCTGCTGACCTGAACTTCAAGCCGAAGGGCACTCTGGGCATCATGGCCCGGGAGTTCGAACAGCAGCAGATGATCCAGATGCTGGCGCTCGTCCCGAATGAGTCACAGCCCTTCTTCGCCATGATGAAGGCCATCTTTGATCAGGGTTCCAGTCCCCACAAGGCTTCTCTGACGAAGGCTGTGGACGAGTGGACGAACCCCGAGCAGACGCCCGAGGAGAAGCAGCAGGCTGCTGAGCAGCAGGCTCTCCAGCAGAGGATGCTGGTTGCTCAGGTGGAGGAAGTCGAAGCCAAGGCGCAGAAGGCGAAGGCCGAAGCTGCCCGGGCGATGGGACAAGCGAACGAATCGCAGGCCAACGTAGAGTACATGGGCGAGGAGATGCACCAGAAGCATATAGAAAACGCCATCAATCTGCGTGAGGTCGAAGCCTTCGAAAGCCAGAACGAACTGGCCATGATGACTCAGCACTTGCGGGCGATTGACCTCGCCATCAAGGCAATGGTCGCACAAGCCAACGTCAAGAAACTGGAGGCTGACGCGACCAACTTCCAGAACTCGTAGCGTAGTCCTCGGGAGGGGATATGGCAGAACAAGTACAGTCCGAGCAGGACCTTTTGGAGCGCATCAAGGCCACCCGTGACCTGTTCATCAGGCAGGGGTGGAAGTGGCTCAAGGAGGGGTGGGAAGCTGAACTCCAGCGACTCAGGGATAACACCCTGACCGACGTTCAGACGCTGGAGGAGTTGCACTTCCGCAAGGGGGCAGCCTCCATCCTGCACAACCTCGTTCATTTCGAGGAATACCTTGACGCTGTCGAAAAGGCAGTGCTTGAGGACCGTGAGGCGCGGCTAGGCGACGACGCATGAGCCGCCAGATGTTTCTGTTCCGTTGCCTCCGTAAGGCGTGCGGACACCAATTCGACGATTATGTGGCCTACTCTGACATCCCCACGGTCAAATGTGAGGAGTGCGGCCACAAGACAGAACGCCTGATTACGGCACCAACTATCGACCCGCGCATGGGACTCGACCCGAGTTTCAGCACGATGTCCGACAAGTGGGCCAAGGTCAGGGAACAACGTGCGAAAATCGAGTCTGCTCAAGCCGCCAAGAACGGCGACTGAGTTTCCTCACCGACCGCACGATTGCCCACAACCCCGAATCTCCGGGGCGGGTATTGAGGAGATGTTGACATGCCTGAGCATATAGTTGTAGACCCTGAGACTCCTGAGTCAGAGTTGGCGGCCGTACCGGCCACGAACCAGCAGACGACACAGCAGGACGACTTGCCCGAGAAGTATCGGGGCAAGTCTATCCAAGACATCATTGCCATGCACCAGAACGCCGAAAGCGAACTCGGGCGCAAGAACAATGAAGTCGGAGTCATTCGCAAACTGGCTGACGAACTCATCGGAGTGCGCGCTAGCGAGCGACAGGTCAATCCGCCTCCCGCTCGGAAGCCTCTAACCACCGACGACATTCTCACCGACCCCGAGACGAAAATCTTGGAAGTCGTGCGTGAGGAGGCCCGGAGTGGCGCAGAGGAGCGCGAACAGCGACTGGCACGCCTTGAGGCGTCCCTACAGGTGCAGGCTTTCGAGAAGAAGCACCCCGGTTTCAACGACACGATGCGGTCTCCTGACTTCGGCCAGTGGATTCAGACGGGGTCGGACTACCGGAAGCGGCTTGCAATGCGAGCCTCGCAGGGAGACTTCGAAGCTGCTGACGAGTTGTTCGGGCTCTACAAGGAACACGCTTCTGCTACACCCCCCGGTGATACCGGCCAGCAGGAGAGTGGTACAGCTGCGGCACGACAGGCCACGACGGTTCGCTCAGGCGGCAGCACTGCCGCAGGCGTGATCCCGTCGTCCAACGACAAGAAGGTATGGTCAAGGACGGAACTACTCGACATGCGAATCAATCGCCCTGACGAGTTCGACGCCCGACAGCCGGAGATTCTTGCGGCCTACGCTGAGAAGCGCGTTCGGTAACCGCAACCTCTCTTTCAGGAACCCGCCA